TAATACGGCTGTGATGATCCCCTCGATGATCTGCGGGATGGCTGCGACAATGGCGGTGATGATGTCCGGCAGAGCCGCCACCAGCGAGGTCAGAAGCTGGATGCCCGTCTCGATGATCTGGGGGATGGAGTTCAGCAGGAAGGTCACAATTCCGTTGATGATCTCCGGCAAAGCCGCGATGAGCACCGGCAGGGCGTTGAGGATGCCCTGGGCCAGCCCCGTGACCAGCTGCAGAGCCGCGTCCAGGATGAGGGGCAGATTGGCGATAAGGGTCTGGCAGATCTGCACCACCATCTGTACAATGGTGGGAACCAGCTGAGGCAGTGCGGAAGCGATGCCGGAAGCCAGGGTCGCCACCACCTGCATTGCCGCCTGTAAAAGCTGTGGCGCCAGCTCGGTCAGGCTGGTAATGAGCTGGAGAACAATGGACAGAGCGGCTGCGGCCAGCTGGGGCAGCGCGTTCACAATGCCCGTGACAAGGGTCGTGATGATATTCACTCCGGCTTCCAGCAGCACTGGCAGGCTGGCGAGGATCGCTTCGCCAATGACTGGGACAATGGTAGAGAGCTTTTCCATCAGCACACTCACCAGGCCGGAAATGCCCTCGGCAAAGGTCTCAGCGGCTCCCGCAGTGCCGTTCAGCACACCCTGCAGACCTTCACCCATAAGGGAAACGAAGGGAATCATGGCAGTAAGAACATCCGCCGCCATGGTCTTCAGCGTGGTCATGATGGGTTCAGCAATGGCGCCCAGCTGGGCGTAGGCATCGGTGAGAAGCGCCTGAGCGCGTTGGGCTTCCATCACATCCCCGTTGAGGGTTTTGTAGTTTTCCGCCGCCTCCTGGTACAGGCCGTTGAGGGTATCGGTAATGAGTGCTGCGCGTTCCTGCTCGGAACTGCAGCCATCCAGCGCCGACTGGAAGGCCTCCTCATTGACCCCTGCCCAGTTGAGGGCGTCCGCCAGCTGGCCGGTGATGGTGCCGGTCTTGGCGGTCTCATTGGCGGCTTCGGTCAAACCCTCAATGGGAAGGCTGTCACCAAAGGTGGCCCAGACGCCGGCGGCGATGTCCGTCCACTGCGCCAGCTCTTCCTCGGTGGAGCAGAGCTTGGCGAGGTGGTTGACCGCTTCCACACTGCGATCCTCTTCGCCCAGGATGGCATAGAAGCCGGTGTAGGCTTCACCGGCCTGCTCCGCCGTAAAACCTGCGGTGGTGAAGGCCGCATCCAGCTTGGCCTGGTCCTCCCGGTATTCCCGTGTGGACTCCGCCAGGTCGAGGAAGCTCTTGGTCAGCCCGGCGAGGGCGGCTCCGGCGGCGGCAACAGCGGCACCCGCCGTGACCGCCAGCCCCTTGAGGACGGAGCCGACCTTCTCCAGCTTGCCGGAAGCCTTGTCGGTCTTGTCAGCGGCGTCATCAATCTCATCCCCGAACTTGTCCGTCTGCTGGGCGGCATCCCGCATCTCATCGCCCATAGAGTCGATGGCCCTCTGGTTCTGGTCAAGCTCCCGCTCCATGTTGTTCAGAGCGGCCTGGGCGTTGTTGAGCTGGATCTGCCACTGCTGGGTGCGCCGGTCGTTCTCCCCAAAGGAATCGGAGGCGTTCTCCAGCGCCTTGCGCAGGGTCTCGATTTTCTTCTTCTGCGTATCGATCTCCTTGCCCAGCACCTGGTTCCGTGCGGTGAGGGCTTCCACGGAATCATCATTTTTGTCAAACTGGGACTGCACGACCTTCATTTCAGAGCCGAGGACTTTGAAGGACTGGTTGATGTCCGCCAGCGCCTTCTTGAATTCCTTTTCGCCCTCCAGCCCGATTTTCAGGCCAAAGTTATCCGCCATCCGTGGTCACCTCCTTCAAAACGGCATAAAAAAAGCCCGAATTTCTCCAGGCAAAAGAAAAGAGCCGATGACTCGACTCTTTCCAAAACTCGATTCAGTTTCCTTGCATTTTTCGGAGCTGGGCGTCAATATCCCGCCCGCCGTACATGATTCGGAGCACCGTGACGGTTTTTACCTGGTGGTCTGGGATGTAGAACACCAGGTAATTGTCCACCGGCATGACCCGGAGGTTGCGGCTGTGCCATGGTTCCCGGTCGTAGACCCGGAACCGCTCCGGCATCTCGTCCAGCTTGAGGATGTTTTCTTCCAAGCGGTCCAGCTGGCCGTTGGCGTTTTGCTCCGACTGAAGCTCCACAGCGATGTAACGGTAGATTTCCCGCAGGTCGTGCTTTGCTTCCGGGGTCAGCGTCACCTCATAGCTCATACGCCCAGTTCTCCTCGCAGCTCGTCAAACGCCTGTTTTGCCGGGATGGTTTGCCCGGCCTTCATCTGGGCATAGCCCTTCTCCAGTTCCGTATCCAGCTGCTCAGCCGTCATGCGGCTGACGTCCAGCGGATGCTCCGGGAGCTTTACCTCGAAGGGCAGTCCCCGCTGGAGGATGACCTGCTTGTAGAACATGGTGATGGCATTGGACGCCGGGATGCCCAGGGCGCTGAGGATGGCTTCCGCCTGTTCCTTGACCTCCGGCTCAATGCGCGCATACAGATTTGCCGACTTTGCCATATCCAAGACTCCTTTCGGGAATTGTGTATTCTTCCTCGTCTCCATTATACTCTATTGTGCGGACAAAAGCAATACATTATTCAAATCCCGTAGGGAATCACATCGTCAATGGTCAGTTCCCGCTTGGGCTTCGCCAGACCGAGGAACTGCTTGTGACACTCCCACAGATCCAGCAGCAGGCCAAAGGGCAGGAGCATGGTTTCCTCCGGGGTAAAGCCCAGCTGGGCGGTGCCGTAATAGAAAAGCCGGGTAAACAGCTCGGCGTCTGTTACCCGACTTCCACGTTTTTTGAGTCCGTCTCGCTTTCGATATTCCGCTTGGTGCCCTTGTACATGGCTTCCATGATGGCTTCTTTGTATCCAGCCAGCTCGAATGGAGAGGTCAGCAGCTCCACAGCATCCTGGGTCAGCGGCTCCTTCTTATCCTCCGGGTGCTGGAGGTTGTGGATGAGCACGCTCTGATTGGCCAGCAGGGTGATGAGCCAGATGATCTCATCGAGCGCCATTTCAAAGTTCTCGGACTTCATCAGCCTGTCGCCCAGGTTCTCCAAACCACCGTAGCGTCCGGCGATCTCCTTGGTGGCGCGGGTGGTGAGCACCAGCTCATACTCTTTGCCGCCGATGGTGATGGCGGCGCTACGCTCCTTGTTCATGGTTCAGCCCTCCTTACGCAGTTTCCAACGTGGTGTAGTCCGGCTCATACACCTCTTCGTACCAGCCGGAGATGGTGGCGGGCAGCACACCGGTATCGTCCTCGGACACCTCTGCCTTCCAGGGGTGCTTGCCCTGACCGTCCACCTTGTTGCGGCGGGTCACGGTGCCCTCGATGGAAGGGGTGGAAAATTCAATGCTCTCGCCCTTGGTGGTGAGGTTGGTGGCGGGGATGCCGAACTTCACCCGGTAGAGCCAGAAGTAGCGGTACTTGCCGTTGGCCTTCTTGGCACGGAAGCCCACGGCCACAGGGGTGCCGCCATCCTCGCTGGTGGAGACCAGCACCTTGTTTCCATCGATGGTTGCGCCGGTCAAATCCTGGGCAACGGTAACGTCGATGTCATCCACGCCCAGGGTCAGGGTGCCGCTCTGGAACTCCTTGACCACGGCGGCGGCGCCATCGTCCGCATACAGCGTAGCTTCTGCCAGCTCCACCGAAAGCTCGGCGGTCATGGCCTTTGCCAGGGGCTGGGGGTCGCCGTAGGTCTCGTTGCCCGAAGCGTCCTCGGTGATTTTGGCATAGTACAGCTTGTCCAAGCCGATCGTAGCCATATCTCATTCCTCCATTTCACCGGCGAGCCGCCGGTGGCAATTCGCGCCCCAACAATTCAGGTTAATTCGACTTATTTCAGCGTGGTTTTTCGGTTTGGAAAAGGATGAAAAAACCAGACTGAAAACCTCAAAACCCTTGATTCTACGGGGCTTTTCCGGTTTGTCGTAATTATACCGTAAGGGC